CTAAATATGCTCTTGGTCATGGAATCCTAAGACCAGAATGTGCAGCTACTATTAAGCTATCTGCTTCTTAATTTCAATTTTTAGGGTATCTTATTATTAGATACCCTTTTTTTATACCCATGTATCATTCAAAGAAGAAAAAAAAGAAAGGTGGGAGAGACTCACTTAAGATTAAAAAGAAGGGGTATTAATTATGTTTAGTAAAAAGAAAAAAGGTATTCTTGGATTAAAAGGTCAAGCTTATCTTGATGCTTACAACAAGCAAATGGAAGAAACAGGAAAAAGCACTCTTGCTGAAAAAGCTAGATTTTATAAAGAAACTCAAAAAGTTAAAGCACAAAAACTTAAAGAGGTAATGAACTAATGGCTGTAGCTGCAACAACAGAGCTTGAATGTATTAACATTATGTTGGCTGCGATAGGAGAAGCACCAATAAATAGTCTTATCGGCACACTTCCTGTTGATGCTCGTATTGCTCAATCAACTCTTACCGAAGTAAATAAAAGTGTGCAATCAGAAGGTTGGTCTTTTAATACTGAGATAGATGTAACCCTTACAAGAGATGGGTCTAATCAAATAAATATTCCTATAGATGTTTTGAGAGTAGATGCCAATATTCATCAACACCCAACCATTGACCCTATACAACGTGGTTCTAAATTATACGATAGACAAAATAATAAGTATGAGTTTGATGAAGACTTAATTTGTACTGTGGTTTATTTTAGAGATTTTGATGAGATTCCAGAACCAGCTAGACACTATATAAATATACAAGCTGCAAGAAAGTTTGTTGACAGACTTGTAAGTGACCAAGCATTAAGAACGTATACACAACAAGATGAACAAAGAGCTAGGGCAATATTAATGGAAACTGATTTAGCAAATGGAGATCATAATATATTAAGAGGAGATCCTTCTCTTACTAATATCTTTGATACTTACAATCCTTCTAGTGCTTTAATTAGATAACTATGGCTGTCATATCAAGAGCTATACCTACATTATTAAGAGGTATATCGCAGTCTTCTGATGCTTTGAAGCAAGCAGATCATGCTGACATACAAGACAATGCTGATAGCAACCCTGTTCTTGGTCTTACAAAAAGGTCTGGATCTCAATTCTTAGCTGGAATTAGCAACTCTACTCTTGGTAATGTTCACATACAAACTATAAATAGAGATGCTAGTGAACAGTATGTAGCAATATTTAGCAATGGTAATGTAAAAGTTTATGAGTTAGATGGTACAGAAAAAACAGTAAACAAACCAGATGGTACGACTTATCTAAATACATCAAATCCTAGAAGTGTAATGAAGACAGTAACTATTGCTGACTTCACGTTTGTTGTTAATACAAGTATTACACCTGCTATGGATTCAGCAGTATCAAATAGTGCTAGTAATATTACGCAAGCAATAGTATTTATAAATCAAGCAACAGCTAAAACAACTTATTCTGTAACTGTAGATGGTGTAACAGTAACAGATGACACTACTGGCAATGATCCTCTTTCAACTACAACAGTTGCTACTGATCTTACTGCTGGTTTAAACTCTGGACTTACAGGTTTTACGATTGCTAGAAATGGTCCTGTAATACATATTAAAAAAACTGATGGTAGTGATTTTTCAATAGATGGTAGTGATTCTCAAGGTAATACCAAAATGACAGTAATAAAAAATACAGTACAACAATTTACTGATCTACCAAATGTATCTCCTAATGGATATGTAGTAGAGATTGTGGGTGATGAAGGTACAGACTTTGATAATTACTACGTTAAATTCACAACTAACAATGGAAATGCTTTTGAAGAAGGGCAATGGTCAGAAACAGTAGAAGCTGGCATACCTTTTAAATTTAATTACGACACAATGCCACACGTTCTTATACGTCAGGCAGATGGTAATTTTAGATTTGCAAGAGTAGATGGAGATACATATACAATATCTGGTACAACATATACATTACCTAAATGGGGTGAACGTGTTGTTGGTGATTTAGTATCATCACCAGATCCTTCTTTTATTGGTAACAAAATTAATAACGTATTTTTCTTTAGAAATAGATTAGGGTTTCTTGCAGCAGACAATGTAATACTTTCAACAGTATCAGAGTTTTTTAATTTTTTCCCAGAAACAGTTATATCAGTTCTAGATACTGAACCCATAGACGTAGCTGCATCTCATACAAAAGTTGCAATACTAAAACACGCAGTAACTATGGGAGAAAAACTTATATTATTTTCTGAACAAACCCAATTTGTATTATCAAGTTCAGCAGATAACCTTACACCTTCAACAGCTAACGTCTTAGTACAAACTGAGTTTGAAAGTAACGCAGCAGCACAACCTGTAGGTTCTGGTTCTTCTATTTATTTTTTAACTAAAAAAGGTTCTTTTGCAGGTATTAGAGAATATATTATTGCAGGTAATCAACAAATACAAGATGCTGCAAACACAACTATTCATGTACCAAGACTGATACCAAGTGGCATTTTTAAAATGGCAGTATCTAACAACCAAGATATTCTTGTTTTACTTGGTACAGATAATCCAAATAAATTATATGTAAACAGATGGTTATATGGTGAAGGGTTTAGTAAAGCATTAAACGCATGGTTTACTTACACAATAAACAGCAATAGGTCTATCTTAAATATTGATTTTATTGGTACTGATTTGATATTGGTTATAGAAGAAGCTAATAAAGTAACTTTAGAAAAAATACCATTTGAAACTAACTTTAGAGAACCTAATGCAGAGTTTGAATATCATTTAGATCACAAGGTAACTGAAGCAACTAGCGGTGTGTCTGTTGCTTACAATTCTGCTACTGGTATTTCTACATTTACAGTTCCTTACAGGTTAAGAGCTAATATGAATGTAGTTGGCAGGTATCTTGCTAGTAATGAAACAAGCACATTTGTAGATGCTCAAGGCAATACAAAGACTCTTGTATCAGGACAAGCACTAACGACTACTAATGCAGTTGATGGTTCTACTTCTACTATTACTGCTACAGGAGACTTTAGAAATAGTAAATTTATTATTGGTGAACCTTTTGAAATGCACTATAGGTTTAGTCAACAAAGATTAACTCAAGGTGGTGGAGGTGCTACTGAACTTATAAGTGGTCGATTACAAATACATCATTTCTATATTAAGTATGAAGACTCTGGTTTCTTCCAAGTAGAAGTGACACCTGAAAATAGAGACACATCTTTACATAAATTTACTGGTCGTTTGCTTGGTGCTGCTTCTGCTTCTATCGGCCAAATTAATTTAGATACAGGTACATTTAAAGTGCCTATTATGAGCAAGTCAGATAGAGTAGATATAGATGTAAAGAACAATACGTTTTTGCCTACATTGTTAGCTAGTGCAGAGTATGAAGGAGTATTTCACATGAGGAGTAGAAGAACTTAATGGGATATTTAAGAAAATCAAAACTATCAGATCTTAATTATGTATGTCAAAACATGAGACAAATGGATAGATTAGAAGGTTTATATCAAACAGGTAAAGACCCAGAAGATGCCTTACGTTTAACATATTTATCTGGTCAAACAATAATGACAATAGCTGGTGATGAAGATCAACCTATGGGATTATGTGGAGTAATAAAAGATGGTTGTATATTTATGATCTGTACTGATGAATTGTTTTCTAATAAAAAATATAAAATACAACTAATAAGAAAAGGTAGAAAATGGATAGACAGTTTGTTGAAATCTTATAAAGTCCTATATAATTTTGTATATGCAGAGAATCATACTGCTATAAAGTGGTTAGAAGCTCTCGGTTTTGTTTTTATAAAGTATCACGAAAAGTATGGTCAACATGAAAAACCATTCTATGAATTTTTGAGGATAGCCTAAATGTGTTCTCCTACTGTTGCTTTATCTGCTGGCTTATCTGCATTTCAAGGGCTTGCTATGCAAAGTGCTGCTAAAGATGCTGCTGCGCAAACTGCTGAACAAGAAAGAGTAGGTGTAAAATCTGCTGAAGATAGTAAAAGAAATAAACAATTAGCTTTATCTGAGCAAAAAGCATCAAAAGAAAAACAAGAAGCACAGAATGTATTTGCTAAAAACATAGAGATATTACAAGCACAAAGTTCTTTATTAGCATCAGGAAAAGCAGGTAACAGTATAAATTTATTGTTTGCAGATTTAGGAAGACAAGGTGGTAATTTTAGAGAATCTATAAGACAAGAGTTAGAATCATTTAGTAGGCAATATGATAGAAATATACAAGGTACAGAATCAGAGTATCAAAACATTAGAAATAGATTAAGAAGTAATACTATACAAGCATATAATCAAATACCATCAACAGGTTCAATTCTTTTAGGTGCTGCTGCTTCTGGCTTAAACACCTATGTTGCTACACAGTAATTAATTATGTCATCAAGTTTTCAAAGCACAGCAGCCACAAGGATTTACGATAGCCCTGTAGATACTTTTGTGCAACCTGTTACTGCTATACAAAAAAGTAGTATGGCAGATTTAGCAGAAATTTTAGAAACAGTTAATCCAGCATTACAAAAATTTCTTATAAATAAAGCTAACGAAAAAGCAGAAAAAGATAAAAAGCAAGCTATTGCTGATGTTTTAGAAGCTGAAATAAATGGTGGTGCTATTTCTGATTTATCAAACAGAATTGAAAAAGTTGAAGGCAGACAAACAGCTAGAGAAATAATAGGTGGTACAAAAGCTTATAGAAGACAATACGAAAAATCGTTAGTACTGTTACAAGCTCAAAAAAGAGGTAACAGAATGGATAGTGACTATGATGTCGCTAGAATAGATACAGGTGCAAAAGATGAAAACGGACAACCTATATTAAAGTTTTTAAAAGAATTTAGTACTGATAGTAATGAATATAGAACTTGGAGAAAAAGTTATCTTAATGAAGATTTAGAGCTTTTTCAGCAATTAGGCATTGACTCAACTGTAGTTGATGATTTTTACATACCTGAAATGAGTAAGGAGATGTTTAAAAATGCTAATTATGGAACTAAACAAAATCGTGCTTATGAATATAATAAATTTTTAGGATTGATGCCTGAAGTTTTAACAGAAGCATCTTTACATTTAAGCAAAGGAGAAGAAGATCAAGCTGGTGAAATTTTAAATAACTACCTAGAAAATATGTATAAAGGTGGTATTACTGGCACAGATGCTACTAAAACATATACAACTCTTATAAATAATATTTATGCTCAAGGTGAAAAACTATTAGATATAGATGTAAGCAAACCTGATGCTGCACAAAAATTAGCTCTAGCTGAAAATTTCCCAGATAGGCTTTTAAGTTTAGTTAAATATGGAGAAAAAGATCTTAGAAGTCATAAAGACTATCTAACAAAATCAGCAGCTTTTGATGAAAAGTTTGAAAGATTAGTATTGCAAAAAATTAAATACAAGAATCAAGTACAACCTTTACTTAACAAATTAGAAATTAAAAATAAGTTTCAAAATATAAATAAAATACCTCTTACTGTAGATATGACAGATGCAGAAAAAACTACAGCAATAGAAAATAAACGAAAGGGGTATGAAGCGTTAAAAAATGATCCTAGATTTACAACAAAAGAAGAACAAGATTATATAGATCAATTAGGTAAATCAGATAACTTTGATCTTAAAAGTAAAATTATTCCAGATTTAAAAAAGAAAATTACATTAGGTGTATTTGATGGTTTAGATACTGAGTTAGACAAAGCTATTTCAGATATAGAAAACAATCATGCAACAATGGACAATGAAGCAATCGAGTTAATAGGTAAACTTAAAATCTTTGCAGCAGAAAGTGATGGGTTAGGAGAAGATATACAAACTTCTACAACTAACATAATGGATATAGTTAACGATAACTTAGGTGTAGGAGATAAGTTTCAAACGCTTGGTCCTTTTAACGATCAAACTAGAAGCAATATGGTAAAAGCAACTAAGATTAGTTTTGATGTCAGAGATAAGATAAAAAAATATTACATAGATTATATAGAAACAAATGGTAAACGACCTACCAGTTTAGAAGTACAAGCAATAGAACAACAATATGCTGTGCAAGCTTTAGCTGCTGATGGTAAACCAGAATTTGTAAAGTTAAGAAATCAATTATATCCAAACGCAGAAAATCCTTTTAAAAAATCAGAACGACAACTATATCAAGAAAAGATTGAAGGAATAGATTTAAACAGAACAGTACCAGAAGGTTCATTTGGAATAGGCACACAAGAAAATGAAAGAACAAGAAGATTACAACAACAAGACACAAATACAAATAATAATTTTTTTGAAGGTGGAGTAGATTTAAGTTCTGTACCACAATTTGAAAATAGAAGGGGTGCAGGTTATGGCGGTGGTATGCCAGTAGAATTTAATTTACAAGAACTCTTAAATCAAGAAAACTTCCCTGATTTTGGTGGTTTAGCAGAGTTAGTAAGAGGTGGAGAATCTTTAGGTAGTGGTCTTTATAATGCTTTTAATGGTGGTACAACTGATACAGCAGGTGAAATGGATATAACAAGTAAAACTATAGGTGAGATGGAGCAAATGCAAGCTGATGGTGATGTCTTTGCAGTAGGAGCTTATCAATTTACACCTAATGTTTTAACAGAAGCTAGAGTTTATTCAGGTCTTAGCAAAGATGATATTATGACACCAGAAAATCAAGATAGATTATTCTGGGGTATGTTACTAAGTGGTAGAAAACGACCTTCTTTAGCTGCGTACCTTACAGGTCAAAGTGATGATCTTAATGCAGCACATGAAGATTTAGCATTAGAATTTGCTGCAATACAAGGACCAGATGGTAAAGGTATGTATGATAATGACAAGGCTGGAAACTATGCCAGAATAGATGCAAACCTAGTCAGAGAATCTTTAA